ATGAATGCTACAGGTGAGCACGACACACGGAACTATTACGACAGCATAGCGACTAAGCAAACATGGATGCTTAAACCTTTCATGATGCAGATTTTAGATGTCATTTGCCAGACTACATTCGGCCGCGTGTTCCCAAATCTGGATATTGTCTTTAATCCATTATGGCAGTTGGATGCGAAGGTCCGTTCAGAGGTTGAGAAAGCTAATTCAGAACGAGATGCCAAGTATTTAGAGATGGGCATTATTACAGAACCACAGATAGCACGGCAGTTACTCATTGACGGCGTTTATTCAGTGATTGATGAAGCTCATATCAAAGAGCTAGAAATAATGGTGAAGTTAAATGTCGGCGATCATTCAGATGCTGAAACCTCACCTCCAGCAGGCGAAGAAGAGTAAGAAAGGCCGTAAGGCTTCCAAACCTAGACCCGTAAAAGTAAATCGCCGTGTAGAGCTTTATTACACACGGCAATTACTGGCTATTTCAAAATATTGTCAGGAAAAAACAAAGGAATTAGTTATTCCTACGGTTGGCCAGAATATTGGTGATGCTTGGTTTTCCGACATGATGACTTCGTTTCGAGAGAAGCTGACAAAGTATGTTGTTGAGATTTCTAGGCCTCTAGCTACAAAGGTTGTGACTGACACACAAAAGGAAGTGGACAAACAAATTGCAGAGCACACCAAAACGATTATTGGTGTGGATCTCACGCCGTTCTATCGTGCTGCAGATATTCAGGACGAAGTAGATCTCAACATAACTTCAAACGTTAGTTTGATTAAGTCTATTCCTCAGCAATATGCAGACAAGTTAGAGAACTTGGTAACGAATGCTTTGCAGACTGGACAAACTAATGAAGATCTCGCTAAAGAGATTAAGGCATTAGGGCAGTCTACAGATTTTCGTGCACGGCTTATTGCTAGTGACCAGATGGGCAAGATCAATGGACAGATCAACAAAGCCAGACAGCTTTCAATGGGTGTTGAGACATATACATGGCAAACGGCTAAAGATGAGCGTGTACGTCCAGATCATCAACATAAGCAAGGTCAAACCTTTAGATGGGATTCACCACCAGCTGGCGGGCATCCTGGTCAGCCTATTCGTTGTCGTTGCACTGCCTTACCTAATTATGAGGATATTTTGATCACTTAAATTTTTTTTAAATACAATTGCTTGAATATAATTTTTACACCTTCATTAAATTGTAAATTAATAGTTTGAGTAAGTCCTAATGAGTAAATTTAAAGCTGGTGATGTTGTTGAGTTAAACTCTGGCGGCCCGGTAATGACAATCTTGGAAGTTAAAAATAATGGATGGGTTGTATGTGAATGGTTTGATAAAAATCACACTTATAATAAAAAAGAATTTTTGGAATCGAATATAGATACCTACGAAATGTTAGAGGCATTTACCATTTGATTTGAATGTCGAATTAACTACAGACTATATAGGTTTTAGAATGGCAAAAACTCCACAAACAAGAGAAGAGCTTAAAAAGCATCTTCGTGAAAATTTAGCATTTCTCAATGTATCAAATAAATCGTTTGATGAGGGATTGCATGCAGAAGCGAAGAGGCTTGCTACAACTATTCGTGTATTAGTACATGACACACTTAAATCAAAATCTTTATTAGAGCAATTAGGTGTAAAAAATGATTTAAAGTTTTTAAACACATCTTATGAATATAGTCCTACTAATTTGATGCCACATACGGGTTTAGTTATGATGCGCATGACTTCTAATGGTACAAGCTATCTGGCTCCCTTACATGATGGTCCACCAGACAGGTATACACAACCTGGATTGGAATTTAGTCAGTGGTGGGATCAGCTTGTTATTGATGATAAAAGTGGTGGAGTTTTTACTAGAAAAAATCTAATTCTATTTATGGCAAATCAAGATGGTGGTGCCCATGTAGATCCATCACTCGATTCTTCATATGCTGCACTAAAGCGCGATAATAGCGTTGGCTGGGTTTATAGTGATGGAATATCTGAACATCCTATTACTGATATTGAATTGCATAGTGTTCGGCAAATTGCATATGAACTTATTGAGACTTTAAAGCCACTAGATATCAATAGCCTTTAAAAGTTCGTTTTTATAAACCCACCATCTGGTGGGTTTTTTATTGAGCGCAATTTATGAAAGACATTTACCGCTTCAAGGTAGGTGACTTTGCTCCAAGTGAATCCACACGCTCATTTACACCGGAAGGTTATTTGAAATGCGTAAACGTTCGCTTGGGTAAAGCACCTCAGGTACGCCAGTACTATGCATATGAGTTTCCAAACTTAGAAGGCTTTTCAGCAGATCAGACGATTAACGTCTACACACCTGCAGAAGAGCTTTTTAAGCCTAACCCTATCAAAAGTTGGGATGGGGCAGACGCTACAGATTATCACCCACCTAAGAATGAAATTAATGCTGCCAATTGGAAGGAATATCACATTGGCTATTGTGAGAATGTCCGCCAAGAAGGCGAATATCTAGTGGGCGATTTGCTCATTAAAGATAAAGACAGCATTGATTTAATCCAGAACAACGAGCGATTAGAAATGTCGCTGGGTTATGGAGCCACATTAGTTCTAGAACAGGGCCTTGCACCAGACGGCACAGTGTATCAAGCAAAATTTATTAACTTTATTGGCAATCATGTAGCACTCGTTAAATATGGCCGTTGTGGTGGTGATTGCCGCATCGGTGACAAACAGCAAACTCCACCAAAGGGGAATAAAACAATGGAAGTAATTGTAAACGGTATCCGTTTTAACATCGGCGATAACACGCCTTTGGCCGATGCATTAAAGCAGCAACAAGAGCAGCTGGAAAACATGAAGGCTGCAAAACTTAAAGTTGGTGATAAGCAATTTTCTATCGGTGATGAGCTTGGAGCAATTCAAGCGGTCGTAGATCAATTGCATACCGATAAAACAACTCTTGAGCAGAAAGTTGGTGATCTGGAAAAGAACCAGATGACTCCTGAAAAGCTTGAACAAGCTGCTGCTGAACGTACAGCTGTCATTGCCGATGCTAAAGCATTGGTGCCAACAGTTAAAACCGAAGGCTGCACATGTGAGCAAATCAAGCGTGATGTAATTGCGGCTAAAGCGGGTGATGCGTTGGTAACTGCCTTATTAGGTAGCGTATCGGTAGGTGATGCCAAGCCTGATCAGATCGATACAACTTTCCGCGCTTTGTCTGCCGTGAAGGGAACACACCCATCTAATCCTGTAGGTGATGCACTTCATAAGCAACAAAACATTCAAGCAGGAGATGGTAAACCAGAGGATGGGGAACCTAAACCTAACAACAAAAAAGAAGCGTGGAAACAAAGCTTCTAATCAACTGGAGAAAAGAGAATGTCTTTAACCCCTCAAGCTATTCCGGGTATGCGTGCTCGTTTGCACATGCCCGAAGAAATCTTATCTTTACCAGTCGCGGGTAATACCGTGTTAAGTGACGGTGAAGTGGTGGTTCAGTCCACTGATGGCAAAACTGTTACTGCGGTAACTGGTGCTACTAATACAAAGTTTGGTGTGGTGGTTTTACAGCACGTCGGCAAATCAGGAAAAAATGCCTTAGGTAAAGAAGCATATCAAGCGAAAGACTGTGCACCGATCATGCAAATTGGTTCTATCTGGGTAAAGCCAACCGCACCTGTGATTGATATTAACGCAAAGGTATATGTGCGTATTGCCAACCCTACAGCGCAAGCGCCGCTTGGATCACTTTCTTCTGCAGCATTAGATTCGACAGAACTACCTAATGCCTCATGGGAAACTATTACGGGTCCAGATGGCTTGGCAATCCTTCGATTACGTGGAGCATAATCAATGTCAAAACAATTAGAACAGATGAAAATCCGCCTATCGGCCGTTGCACATGGGGTGCAAATCGCTGTAGGTGATGCCTTTAATTTAGATAACTTTGCCAAGTTGCTGCTAAAGCTTGAATCAATTGATGAAATGACACCGCAACTTGCCGAAGCTCAAGCATACGCCAAGTATTTACCAATCGAAGGTTTGGAAGGTGCGGTTATTGGTTCAGCAAGTGTCTTGCAGCGTAAAAAAGGTGTAGGGCGTGGTAAGCGATTCTCAGGTCAAGGTAATGACGTGCCATTAGCAGAAGTGATGTATGACTCTCAAGCGTCAAATGGTTATCAGGGCGGAAATGAAGAGCCGGGTAATGTGAATGCACCATCTATATTTGAGCCACCGCTGGATCTTACGGATGGCAAGAATAAGTATTGGTTGCTATTTCTGGTGGGGCTAATTGGGGCGGCTGTAACGTCTGGGCTAGCCTTGATAATACGACCTATGAAATGATCGGGACTATTTATGGATCTGCACGTTATGGGCAGCTTGTTACACCAATTGATGCAGATGATTCGACTTTACAGGTTGAGTTAAATACAGCGAGCCAGATTTTCAGTGGAACCTTAGAAGATGCTCAAGCCGACCAGACACTTTGTAAAGTGGGGGATGAGTATTTTAATTATCAAGTGGCCACATTAAACGGATCTGGTTTATATACCTTAAGTGATGTTCTACGTGGACGCTTTGATGATGCACAAAGCCATAATGCTGGTGAGCCATTTGTTCGTTTGGATAAAGCTATATTCAAATATCCATACAATGACGGTTTAGTAGAAAAACAGATCTTTTTAAAGTTCACCAGCTTTAATGGTTTGGAACGTAAGGAGCAGGCCTTAGATGAGGTTACGGCGTATAGCTATACTCTAAGTGGCGGACGTCCAGCAGGTGTTAAAGGTCTTTCGCTTCAATCTCCGTTTGTGGGGACTACTTTTAAAGTTCAATGGCAAACTTCAACTGGTGCGGATGGCTATCGTGTACAAGTCTGGTCGAATGGGGCAATGATTCGTCAAGTTGATACAACCAATACGGATTATAGTTATTCGATCGAAGAGGCCAAGCAAGATGGTTTAGGCCGAGCTTACACAATTCGAGTGGCCAGCAAAAATGGTGATCAAGTTAGTACCTTTGCTGAATTGAGTATTAGTAATCCCGTTCCGCCAGTACTTCTCAATGTGTACACAGCAGCAACTGTAGATTCTATTACTGTGAATTGGGCACCTAGTGAAGTACCTGATCTGAAAGAGTATGCTGTATGGCTAAGCGCTACACCTAACTTTGATCCAACTCAAGTGCCGCCATCATGGACTGGTAGAGAAACAACTACAACTTTTGGAGGACTACAACCAACTACCCCATATTACATTCGTGTTGCTGCACGTGATGTATGGGAAAACACAGTCTGGAACTATACAAATCAGATTACTCAAAGTACTTCTGAAGCTTAATTTAAATTAATTCATAGCACCCGAAATGGGTGCTATATTTTTGTAGGACGTAAAAACGACTTAATTTTTTTGCACTAAAATTCTTTTATTTTTACTAACATCGTGACACCACTCACTTACACCTTTAGAGCCATCTAAAGTTGCTTCAGTAAATTTAATATTAAATTTGGTATTTGACCAATTACTAAAACACGTATTTGAGTTGGAGTTATTTTTATAAGCTAATTTGTTGAAGTTGATTTGACCTGCTTGTGTACTATCAATACCATTTACAATCGATCCAAAAGTAGATCGGTTATCTTTATGATTAATAACAGAAATACTAACTGGGTTTTTAGGGTTCTTATAAAACTTCAGTGTTATTTGTATTCCAGCTCCCTTATTATTTTCTGTAGTAATATTTTTAAAAGTTAAGTTTTCTAAATGCGATTTATTGTTATTTGGCTCAATAGCAATACCGCTCGCAGGTCCAGTACCGGAGGTATTCTTAATTGTTAGATTGTTTGCATTCAAATTTTTAGCTGTAATTACGGAGACGCCTTGTCTTCTATTATCATTCATGATGATATTTGATAAGACAATATCAGAGTTTGAAAAGTTGTTGTTGTTCCCTAAGTAGATTGCATCCCCCCACATTTTTGAAATTTTCATATTTGAAATCCTAATATTTTGAGAATCACGAATATCAATGCCCATTCCCCATTCGCCATATTTATTCAAATGCGAATATTTGTCACCGATAAGTTCGCCTCCCGTGATTGTTACGTTTTTTACATTAGAAATATCAAATACTTTATAGGCTCCGCTTTTATTTGGAATGACATTCAATCTCGTATTTTCTGACATAGTTATAACAGAACCATTTTGGGGCTTAATTGATTTAAGAGCATCAACTTTGTAGTCACCAGGAGGAATTGTTACATTCTTATTATTTTTCAGTGCTGTATTAAGTTCATCTGTAATGTCTGAATTTAACTCAAAACTTTGTGCATAGGAGGACATTGAGCAAAATACAGATGTAATAAGAATTAGATACTTAGGATTCATGTCAGCGATCTATCAACTTGATGGAATTATATCTTTACAAATACATTGTGAAGATTCTATTTGAAAATTGTTTTAGCTCAACCAAAAGTTATCAGCCCTAGCTTGGAATAAGTTAGGGCTTTTTATTATCTAATTTTTCTGGAGAAATAAATGGAACCAGTTTCCACTAGCGGTTTTACAGCACTTTTAAAATTATATGGGATTGCAATCATGGTGACTTTAGCAGTCGGTTTGGTTGCAGCAGTTGTATTGATGACACGTATGCCACGCTCACCACAAGAGTGGGCAGTGGGCTTGATCTGTACGGTTGTATCAAGTTTAGCTGGCGGTTCATTCATTATTGTGAAGTGGGGGCTTCATGAATGGGTTACTGATGTATGGGGAATGATTGCACTTGGTGGGTTCTTCTTTGTTTGTGGTTTACCCGGTTGGGCTTTAGTCCGGTGGATCTTTAACTTCATTGATAAGCAGGAAGGTAAAACGATTGTTGAAGTGATCAAAGAATTTAAGAAAGCCAAAGATGATATACGGAATAGTTAACCGCCTTCGGGCGGTATTATTAACTAGATCACATATATTTCTGTCATCTGTCGGATTTAATTAAATTATTTAAAGACTTGTTTATACTAAATGTTCAAAATAAAAATAGGATAATGCCGTGAAAAATATAATTTTAGCAACAATAATGGGCTTCAGTGGAATCAGTAGTGTATTTGCTGAGTGTACATATAGCTTTGATGCAACATTAACCCAGTTGCAATCATTAGGTAATACTTCTGTTCAGAAGTTCCCAACTATTACAGGAAATAAGTTTTCTTATAAGACTTCTCAGCAAAGTCCCATTTACTCGGCTTACAGTCAAGATTATCTAACAAGGGCATTAGCCACGAATGACCCTCAAGCTTCACTCTATACGCGTGGTGATAAAATACTACCTACAACCGGAATTATAGCTTTTGAATATAAAATTAAAGTTCCTACACTAGGCAATACGGGTTATGTAAATATTTTCCCAGCCTTATCTGGTGGAATTATGCAGAACGGTAAGGCTGTACATTTCATAGTTGCTTACCAACATGGGCCGACAACTAATAATTTTTATTTTCAAACTACATCAAATGATAGTGCGTTAGTTACTAATGGATTTAGTTTAGCTCCAGAAGTTACTTCTGATGGCTATCAGAAAATTGGTATCTATATTAATCAGAACTCCAATCAAGTTGGTTTAGTTTTTAATGGGGTTAACAAAGGCTATTTTGCGACATTCCCTTCTAAACTAGATAACCTATATTTTTCATTAACTTCAAATTATTTTGATTTGGCAGCAACTGATGCGAACAAAGATGTCTCGGTCGAGTTTCTGCTGGATCAATCTAAAATTACACAAACTTATCCAACTGGTACTAAGGATATTTGCGGAGTCGCTTTGTAAAAAGCTTGTGTAAGTAAAAGACTTCTCTCAACAGCCACCTTCGGGTGGCTTTTTTACGTTTAAAGGAAAGTGAAATGAACATCGAACAATATCTTGATGATTTAATTGAACGTGAAGGTGGTTACGTAAATAATCCTGCCGATCGAGGAGGGCAACTAAACACGGAATTACTGAAGCAGTATCACGTGCAAACGGCTATAAAGGCAATATGAAAGATTTGCCGATTGATGTGGCCAAAGCAATTTATCGGAAACAGTACTGGATTGAACCACGTTTTGATCAAGTAAATTCTATTAGCTTAGCAGTAGCAGAAGAACTTTTAGACACTGGTGTGAACTGTGGTATCAACTTCGCAAAACCACTTTTACAACGTGCTCTAAACTTGCTGAATAACCAAGGTAAAGCCGGGTATGCAGATTTGAAAGTTGATGTCGTTTATGGCTCAAATACTTTGGGTGCTCTAAAAACCTATTTGGCCAAGCGCGGGAAAGAAGGCGAGAAAGTCCTGGTGCGAGTCCTCAACATTATGCAAGGTCAGCGCTACATTGAAATCTGTGAGCGTAATCCAAAGCAGGAACAGTTTTTTTATGGCTGGATCGCTAACCGAATTTTATTATGAAGTTTATAGTGTTTCTGTGCATTCAATAATTGAGTGCACATTAGAAGTTGGATACCTTATTACTTATATATTTAATTAAATTGTATGATCTAATATGATTAAATATTATTACTTCATTTTTATAATATTTTAGGATATTAATATGATAAAAACATTTTTATTTATAAGTGTTTTAGGTTTTTCGCTAACAGGTTGTGTAGCTGTCCCGATATTAGCAATGCAACATGGGCAGCCAACTCAAACATTAAATAATGCAGCTTATGATAAGCAAACTCAATCAAGACTGCGTGTTTACTCTCAATATGCAAATGTGAATACTTATACGAATACAAGTTGTAATGAATGGAGTAGTAAGAAAATTAAAAATTATTTTAATAGCGTTATGACCAGTTTACCTAATACCGAAACCATTTCTGTAGGTATGCCAGCAACAAAAGATAGTCAATCAATTCTTAAGACACCTCAAAAAGGATGGGGACCTAAACTAACCTTTAAAGAGGTTATTTTAGAAGCAAATAAACCAGTAGTTCTTGATGCTCGTCGTGTCGAAACAACTGCAAGATATACTTGTCAAGTTGCTGTAAGTTTTACCCCTGAAGCTGGAAATGACTATGAAGCTTGGTATAGTGAAAATAATGATACTTGTAGTATAAAATTCAATAAGATTACGGAAAATAAAACTGATAATCTCTATTCTACGCAAGACTTTGATAATATTAGTATGTGTAAATAATTTGTAGATAAAAAAGTTGAAACGTGAGTGTCAGGATTCGTGTGAAAGCCCTCTAAAGAGGGCTTATTTTATTTATCAATTACATATTGGACGAACTGCTCTAATTCAGCAAAAGTGAAATACTTTGTTTGATCTTGAACGGTATAGCTATATTTGTAATCCTTACTTTCTGGCTCTAAATTTAAATAATCAGTTTCATCAATAAAAGCGGCTGAAGCTATTATTCGCTCATTTTTAGTCTTTTTAAACATAAAATTTGCTTTGGTATTAACTTGAACTAGATTGCCTTCGGGTGCTTTAGTCATTAATTGTAGAGCTAAAGTAACTTTCCAATCGCCATCAAATAAAACTGATGTTTCGACATAATCAGATTCAATATTTTCCCCTGGGAAAAGAGAAATAAACCACTCTTTTAAATCCTTTCTATGTTTAGCTACTCCGTCAGTAATTTTCTTGTGATTTTCAGCAGTTATTTCCTCCAATTTTTTATCTTCACTTGCTTCTGCTTTAATTTTTGATAAGTTAAGCGCCATTTTTGATCCTTAAGATTATGTATGAATTAAATATATAGTGTTAATTTTTATATTTTAAAGGGCAGTAATTTAATATCGCATATTATTATTTTCATTTAGTTATTAATAATAATTCATCCCACTTAAAAGGATTCCTGCTAAGTTTATCGCGGCTCATGCTCTAGTTTTGATTAGGCACAAAACATGGTCCAACGCCAGTCTTTTTCTTAACGAATCTTGTGTACACGTTATCTAGTGCTTTCATCAACTGCTCTTCTTTTCCTTAAATTTATCCTTGAAAGTTTGATAATCAAAATTTTGTTTGTATTGTTCAGGAAGGAAGGTAGTATTTCTATTGTTATCAAGATCTAAACCAATACATTTGTAATTACCACAAACTATTTTATATGCTTTATATTTTTTATCACCTTCAGTAACAGTGCCTGAGAAAGAATAGTCTTTCTTTATGTAAATTTGATATAAATTTTCTTTAATATTTTTCTCACCTTTTTTATATGCATTGTGTATAAAAGCAAAACCTATGGTGAGTAAAAAAAGAACAAATATAGTAAAGTAGTAATACTCTAAAAGCTTAATTGGCTTTGGTGTTTTATAATTATAGGTATAGTAAAATTTCAAAGCAGAGTATTTCAAATAAATAAAGCTTTTAATTTCATATCGACGAGATGGGTGGTAGCCAATCCATAACGAAATAAACATTAACGTTAAAAAAGATATGACTTTAATAAAAATTAATATTAATTTATGGAAAGCTATTTTAATTTTATCAAAGGATTCAAATAAAATCTCTGTAAACGTTAAAGAGCCAAAAAAAGTAACTTCATAATTGCTTAAACCTGCTTCAGCAAGCGAGGCTCCTATTGCTTCTGTTTGTCCTAAATAAAAAGCATATTGACATCCATACCATATTGCTGGCAATGCTGGCAAAAATACAAATAAAAAGGCGAATCTTCTTAGAATATCTTTAAACATTTTCTATCATTAATTATTTAACAATTTCTGGTCTATTTATTAAGTTTTAACACCTAATTCCAACTATCACTTTAGGAATGAGGCATAAATAATGCCTCATTCTGGTAAATATTCTAAGCAGCTGTCAACATCTTGGCAATTTCGGAAGCTGTCGGATTGTAATAAGTATTCACTAAAACACTAATCGTTTTATGGCCAGTAATCTTGGCTAAGATCTCTACTGGTAAACGGTAGTCATGAACAAAACGGGTAATAGCTTCATGGCGTGTATCATGGAACGTAATAACACCATCTAAGCCAACTCGGCGTAAGTTACGTTGCCATATTAATCTAAATGCATTCGATGTAAGAGGAACCATACGGTTATCGTCAGGATCATCTGGTAGCCAAGAAAGTAATTCTTTTGCTTTGGTAGTTAAAGGAACATCACGGGTAGTACCATTTTTCGTGTCTAATAGTCGAATGAAATCTGGAAAGATTAAAGATTTTTCTACACTAAGTATCTCACCTTTGCGTATTGCAGTTTCAAGTGCGAATAGAAAGGACCAAGCAACTCGGTGTCTTGGCTGAACAGGCACTTTTCCCCATTCATAATCAAGCCCAGCTAAAACTTTATCTATATAGTTCTGATAAATCCTCTGGTTACGTGGAGGAGGGGCAGTAGGTTTTGATATTTCTTTGAATGGATTTTCTTTCGTTAAAAATAGCTCTTTCCGAGCAAAGTCAAAAACAGAGCTATACATAGCCATTTCGCGAATGACTGTTGCACCTTTAACTTGCTTTAAACGTTTGTCACGCCATTGTTTAACTAATGCTGGTGTCAGATCGTGAATTGATTCATCTGCTAGTTTCCCCCAATTTTTCTTTAGGCATTTAAGTATTTGAACAATTAAGCGGGCACTCTTCATTTTTCTGCCTTCTTCTTGATAGTACTGTTCAAAAAGGGCATAGAAGGAGATATGGATTTTTTCAGACTCAGGATTAGCCTGTTCAGATTGTAATTCTAATAATTTTTTTAGCGGCCCATTGTTCACACTCACTCGCAGTATCTCGAGTAGCTGTATAACGTTTGCCTAAATAACGGACAGTGATACGCCACGCGTCTCCGCGCTTAACTGGCTTTTGCATAATAACACTCCAAATTTCATGGTACTGCAATGGAAATATAAAGCGTTTCTTAATGCGAATTTTGAATTGACCTATAAACAATAAAAAAACCACCTAATCCTTTCGAATTAAGTGGTTTTTAAATTTTGGAGCGGGAAACGAGACTCGAACTCGCGACCCCAACCTTGGCAAGGTTATGCTCTACCAACTGAGCTATTCCCGCAATGTGAGCACATTATAGAGTGTTTCATTAAAGTGTCAACACTCTTGTGATCTAATTGAACGTTTAATCAGCACGACGCCAAACTGTACCTTGACGAGTGTCTTCAAGAACTACGCCTTGCTCAAGTAAAGACTGACGAATGCTATCTGCTTTAGCAAAGTCTTTTGCTTTTTTCGCATCAACACGTTGTTGAATGAAATCTTCAATTTCAGCATCAGACAAAGCAAGTGCATCTTGTCCAATATCTGATTTTAAGAAATCGTCTACATTGTGTTGTACCAAACCTAAAATGTTGGTGAGGTGACGTAATGTCGAATAAAGCACAGTCGCTTGGTCAGCTTGCTCTTCTTTTACAGCACGGTTTAACTCTTTGTTCAGTTCAAACAATACAGCCATTGCTTCGGCAGTATTGAAATCGTCACACATTGCATTGTTAAAGCGTTCAATAAAGCTTTGATCAAGCGCTTCAGTTGTCGTTTGACCGTACACTTGTTGGTAAGCTTTAAATGAATGATAGAAACGAGTTAAAGAAGTTTTTGCCTCTTTAAGTGCTACATCAGAGAAGTTCACAGGGCTACGATAGTGTGAAGACACAATGAAGTATCGAATCACTTCTGGGTGGAATTTCTCCATTACGTCACGAATCGTAAAGAAGTTGCCTAAAGACTTAGACATCTTTTCACCATCAACGTTAATAAAGCCAACATGCATCCAGTAGTTTACATATTGCTCACCAGTCGAAGCTTCACTTTGCGCAATTTCATTTTCATGGTGCGGGAACATTAAATCTGAACCGCCACCATGAATGTCAAAGTGATTGCCTAGGCAGCAAGTCGACATTGCAGAACATTCAATGTGCCAACCCGGACGACCATTACCCCAAGGGGATGCCCAAGACGGTTCATTTTCTTTTGCATGTTTCCAAAGCACAAAGTCAAAAGGATGTTTCTTTTCAACTTCTACATCAATACGCTCACTTGCGCCAGCTTGCATGTCATCAAGCTTACGGCCAGAGAGACGTCCATATTTTTCAAATTTGGTGACTTCAAAATACACATCACCGTTTGAAGCAGGGTAAGCAGCGCCTTTATTTACCAGATTACCAATCATATTTTGCATCTGGTCAATATATTCAGTCGCTTTAGGTGCTTCATCTGGTGCTAAACAGCCTAAGTTCGCTGCATCTTCATTCATGGCATCGATGAAACGCGTGGTGAGCTGTTGGATTGTTTCACCATTCTCATTCGCACGTTTGATGATTTTGTCATCGATATCGGTAATGTTGCGAATGTAGCGGACTTTCCAGCCTTGACTACGCAAAAAACGGATAATGTAGTCAAATGCAACCATAACTCGAGCATGCCCGATATGACAGTAGTCGTAAACGGTCATACCGCAGACGTACATATCGATGTGACCTTCTTTGCGAGGTACAAATTCAACTTTTTTTCGTTGCTCAGAGTTATATAAAACAAACGGTTGCAT